AGAGCATGGCCGACCTGACCGCCGAGAACATGGTCCTCCGCGACCGCATGATTCTCGTGAAGACCTACTCCAAGACCGCCGGCATGGCGATCGCCCGGCGCAACGACTGGATGAAGGACGCCCGTCGCACGGACGACCCCGTCATCCGCTCGACCTGCGTCCGGTTCGCCCGGCGCCTGAACCGCCTCGCAGTGCAGGACCTGATGCAGGTCCGCAAGGCGATGACGCCATGAGCCCGTCGAACGACGACAACTCGTGGTGGCACCAGCTCGACCTCGAGATGCAGGAGCGCGACGAGCTAGAGCGCATCGAAGCCTGCAACGACGCATTGACCAAGTACACACAGGAGACCAACGATGAACCAGTCTGAATCCATCGCCGCCCTCGCGGCCGCACTCTCCAAGGCGCAGGGCCAGATCACCGGCGCCCTGAAGGACAGCGCCAACCCGTTCTTCAAGTCGAAGTACGCCGACCTCGCCGCCTGTTGGGACGCCTGCCGCGCGCAGCTCGCCGCCAACGGCTTGGCCGTCATCCAGACGACCGAGGTCACCGAGGCCGGTGCCGTCCTGGTGACCACCCTCGCGCACAGCTCCGGCGAGTGGGTTCGCGGCTACCTGCCGGTCCTGACGAAGGACGCCGGGCCGCAGGGGCAGGGCAGCGGCCTGACCTACGCCCGCCGGTACGCGCTCGCCGCCATCGTCGGTCTCGCCCAGATCGACGACGACGGTGAGGCGGCACCGGCTCGGGGCAAGAAGGAGCCGACCCCGGACATCGCCAAGAAGGTCGCCGCCTGCCAGTCGGTCGCCGAACTGACCGCGCTCTTCCAGTCCCTGCACGAGGCCGACCGCCAGTCCTCGACCGCCCTCTTCGCCGCCCGCAAGAAGGAGCTCGCCTGATGGAACAGCGCACCCCGGAGTGGTTCGCCAAGCGGCTCGGGAAGGTGACCGCCAGCCGGATAGCGGACCTCATGGCCCGCACCAAGTCCGGCCCGGCCGCCTCCCGCGCCAACTACATGGCGCAACTCGTGACGGAGCGCCTCACAGGACGGCCCACGGAGGGCTACGAGAGCGCCGCGATGGCATGGGGTACAGAGCAGGAGCCCAACGCCAGAGCCGCCTACAGCGCCCGTATGGGCGTTCTGGTGGACGAGGTCGACTTCGTGGACCACCCCGAGCTGGAAGCCGGGGCGTCCCCGGACGGACTGGTGGGCGAGGACGGTCTCATCGAGATCAAGTGTCCGAACACCGCCACGATGCTCGAGTACATCGAGGACCGGGCCATCCCCCAGAAGTATCGGCTGCAGATGCAGTGGCAACTTGCAGTCACAGGTCGCAAGTGGTGCGACTTCGTGGCCTACGACCCCCGGCTGCCGGAGCACCTGCAGCTGCTCGTGATTCGCGAGCCGCGCAACGAGGGACTCATCGGCGAGATCATGGCCGAGGTCATCCGGTTCCTCAACGAGGTCCGCACCAAGGTCGATTCCCTCAAGGAGCTGCGCCTATGACCATCTCACCCGACCTGCAGACGATGTACTTCATCCAGTTGAACGCGGCCGGATGGGTCGATGTGCCGGCGAGCCACCTCGCCACCCGCCTCGGCGCAACCTTCCCCGCCAACCCCTACCCCGACCTGCGGACGGCCACCGCCGTCTGTCACACGCTCGAGTTCCTCGCCGAGAGCCACGAGACCTATCGCATCATCGGCCGCCCAGTTTCAACCAAGGAGTGATGACTATGCCAGAGTACGATAACACCAATAAGGGAGCGCTCTTCAAGAACGCAGAGAAGCGCCCCCCGCGCCAGATGAAAAATGAAGACGGCACGGAATGGATTGCGCACGATCCTGACTATACCGGCGAGGCCGACATCAACGGGGTGTTGCACTTTGTCGATGGCTACCTGCAAAAGAGCAAGGCCGGGAAGACTTACATGAGGCTCAAGTTCAAGCCCAAGGGCCAGCCCAAGGCCAAGCCGCAGGGCCTGACCGAGGACAACTGGGCGACCGCCGACTTCGACGACAAGAACATCCCGTTCTGATGAACCGCATCTTCCCGAAAGGCACCTCGGCAGAGCAGATCGCGCGCGCGGTCTTCGCTCTGGCGCGGCGGCTCGACACCGGGAAGTCGTGGCAGGTCACCCTCCAGGAGTACCGCCCTCGGCGCACAGACGCCCAGAACGCCTACCTCTGGGGGGTGGCCTACCCCATGTTCCTGACCGGCCACGAGGCGCTCAGAGGCTGGACGAAGGACGACCTGCACGAGTTCTTTCTCGGCGAGCACTTCGGGTGGGAGACGCTCGACCTCGCTGGCAAGCCCTACCACAAGCCGCGCCGCCGATCGTCGCGCCTCAACAAGCAGGAGTTCAGCGACTACATCGAGTTCCTCAACCAGCGCGCAGCCGAGCTCGGCCTCTGGCTGCCAGAACCCGGAGAGACACCATGACGCAGACCGAACAGATTCGCGCTCACCTTCAGTCCGGGCGGGACATCACGCCCCTCGAAGCCCTCGACACCTACGGGTGCTTCCGCCTCGCCAGCCGCATCGCCGAGCTGCGCGCCGAGGGCCTCGATGTCCAGACCCTCACCGAGAAGCGCAACGGCAAGGCATACGCTCGATACCGCCTCGTCGGCCAACTGCCGCTTCTCTCGTGAACCTGCGGAAGGAAGCGCGCGGCCGAGGCTGCATGGTCCGGCTGCCGGGCATCTGCAACCACAACAGCGAGACGGTGGTGCTCGCCCATGTCCGCCTCGCCGGGGTGTCCGGCATGGGCATGAAAGCCGACGATCTGCTCGGCGCCTGGTCGTGCTCGGCCTGCCACGACGCCATCGACCGCCGAGCGCACACCGACCTCGACCGCGACTATGTGCGGCTCGCCCACCTCGAGGGCATGGTGCGCACCATCGCCCAGCTCAAGAAGGAAGGGCTGGTTTAGGGGCCAGCATCCCGCCACGCACCGCCGCTGTAAAAATACAGCTTGTTGTTCGTGGTGTTCACGACGATGGGCGCGAAACCCGTCTTCGTCGTCGGAACGCCGGTCGGCGTACCCGCGCAGGTCGGCACATACAGGAAGCGGTTCGTCGCGGTCGTCGCCAGAGCGCCGCCGCCGATCGTCACGTTGCCGTTGTCATCCACGCTGAAGTCCGTCAGCCACGCAGACGTGGTGCCGCGCTCGAGGAAGAAGTCACCGGCCGCCGTAGACCCCGCCGTGTTGGTGTTGGTCGCCCGGTAGCCGTAGAAGTTGCCGCCCGAGTAACCGATATGCAGGGACTTCGACGTGAGCGACGTTGAGCTGTGGCCCAAGTCGAGGTCGCCGCGAGGCGTGGAAGTTCCGACGCCCACCTCTCCGGTCGCCTTGACGCGCACGCGCTCGACAGAGTTGGTCGAGAGCCCGAGCTCGTTGGTCGTCGGCAGGTACGCGCCATTGGCCGGCACGGTCGCGCCAGTCACCGTCACGCCTGCCGCAGACACCTGCCGCCCGGCCGTGAGGTCGGAGACCGGCACCTTGACGGTGCTGCCGCTCTGCACGATCGGCACGCTCTCGCTTCCGGCGAGCGGCGTCGTGGCGTTGGAGAGTTGCGAAATCTTCTTGTCGGCCATGTCGATGCTCCTTACAGGTTCCCTTCACTTGTCCAGGTGCCGGGGGTTCCGGCGACGGTGCAGAACCAGCCCTTCGGCTGGCCCGAGGCGACGTTGGTCTTGGCGCAGTGGTCACCGACCGCCCACGTCCCGGCGGTCGGCGCAGAAGTGTCGGCGACATAGATCGCGCCGCCGTTGAAGCCGTTGGTGCCGGAGGCGCGGTACAGGAGGCCCTGCCACGCGGCGCCGTTGCACTCGTTGCCGCTCACCGAGTTGAACGTGTTGTCGGTCACGAGCCACGGCCCAGCACCGCTGGAGCTGATGCCCCGCGCAGCGTTGCTGATGCTGTTGCCCGAACACTTCACATTGATGGTCCGTGCCGCGAACGAGGTGCCGCAGTTGATGCCCCAGTAGAACTTGTTGACGCTGTTGCCCATGACGTGGACCACGCCATCGAACCACAC